AATGGGCATGAGATGGCCGGTGCTATTCAGGGTAACGTTGCTAAGGGCCGTGGTGGTTCGTTCAGGCGTTTGAGCATTTGCAACGCGCACCGTCCTGGTGAAGAGTCGATTGCTGAGCAGGATTATGAGGCATTCGAAAAGATTGCGGGCGGGCAGAGCAACTTCAGTAAGTTTTTCTATGACGCACTTGAAGCACCCGCCGACACAAACATGGAAGATTATGGGTCCCTCGAAAGGGGACTCACAGTAGCGCGTGGTGACTCTACGTGGTTGGATGTCCCACGTCTAATTGAGGAAATTGCGGACCCACGCACCATTCGTAGTGAAGCGCGTCGCAAGTATTTGAACCAAATCGTCGCCGCTGAGGACGCTTGGATCACGCCGTGGGAGTGGGATAAGTGCGCAGTGTCTTCGTTGCGTTTGCGCCCTGGGGACATGATCACGCTTGGGTTTGATGGTTCGCGTGGCCGTGACCATACGGCGCTTTGCGCGTGCCGTATTGAGGATGGCGCCATCTTCCTTCTAGAAGCATGGAACCCTGATTCGTTCCCGGATGGCAAGATCCCTACAGTGTCGGTTGACAAGGCCGTACGCCGTGCATTTGATATGTACGATGTAGTCTCCTTCCGTGCTGATGTTAAGGAATTTGAGTCTTACATCGATCAGTGGGCTGCGGATTTCCGTAAGCAGTTGATTGTGAAGGCTAGCGCTGGGCATTTGATTGCTTACGATATGCGTTCGAAGGCGAAGCGCGAATTCCTTTTGGAGTGTGAGCGTTTTCGCGATGCTGTGGTTGAGGGTAATTTGCGTCATGACGCTAACCCAATTTTGAGGCAGCACATTTTGAATGCGCGTCAGCGCCCCTCTGACACATACGACATGATCGGTATCGGTAAGGAGTCGAAGGATTCCCCTCGTAAGATCGATGCCGCTGTCACAGCTGTCCTAGCCTTCGGCGCTAGGCAAGAGTACCTAAAGACAAAGTACAACCGTAAGAAGAGCCTGGAGATTATCTGATGGCCACCATCAAGGACATGATTGATGCGGCACGTGAGAATCTTGGGCGCGACCGCAGTAAGCTCTGCGAGGATTCGAAGTATTACGAGGCCGAACTAACCTTGGATCGTGGTCGTCACCCGCTGCGTAGCGAGATGCCGAACATGAAGGCTAGTGTTGGTTGGTCGCGTTTGTATTTGGATTCGTTGGTTGAGCGTATTGCTATCGTGGGCTTCCGTGTGCCTGGCGCTTCGGATGCAGATGAGCGTTTGCAGTCTTGGTGGAAGGTTAATGACCTTGACCAGGAGGCGCAAATTTCATTCCTGGAGACATTTATTCACGGTCGCTCCTACGTTTCTGTTTCAGCCCCTACAGATGAAGACATTTTGTATGGGCACCCCGCCGATGCTCCTATCATCCGTATCGAAAGCCCGCAGCATATGTGGGTTGAGATGGATCAGAGGACTCGACGCGTTCAGTGGGCTGTTCGTTTCTACGTGGACCCCAACCCCATGAACGGCGTGAATTTGCAGGAAGCACAGTCGTATACTGTATACCTTCCTGATCGCACCATCTATGTCGTTGATGGGCGCAATGGATCGTATCGCAAGGTTGATGAAGACATTCACGACCTTGGTATCGTCCCGATCGTGCCGTCGTTCAATCGTGAGCGTGTTGGCGATAGGTACGGGCGTTCGGAGATTATCCCTGAGTTGCGCAATTTGCAGGACGCAGCGACACAGGTTGTGCAGAATATGCAGATGGCCGCGGACCTAATGGCCGTGCCTCAGCGCCTATTGTTTGGTGTTGAAAAGGAAGCCATTATGCAGAACCAGGATCCTGCCGCGCAGTACAAGGCGTACATGGCTGGTATTTTGGCATTCCAGGATGAGAACGCGAAGGCTACACAGTTCTCAGCCGCCGAGTTGTCGAACTATACGGGTGTGTTGCAGGAGTTGGCGAAGATGGCTGCGTCGTACACGGGTCTACCGCCACAGTACCTTTCATTCTCATCTCAGACGCCCGCATCCGCGGAAGCGATTCGTAGCGCGGAGTCACGCTTGGTGAAGAAGGCTGAGTTGAAGGGTGCCATGTTTGGTAACGTGTGGGAGCGCGTCATGCGCATCGCTGCGTTGGTGATGACGGGTGCTCTTGACGACACGTTGCGTGACATCGAAAGCATCTTGACAGACCCCTCAACTCCGACGTATGCTGCTAAGGCGGATGCGGCAGTGAAGCTTACGGGCGGCAAGGCCATCATCCCTGTGAAGCAGGCACGTTTGGACATGAAGTACACACCTGCGGAGTTGGAGCAGATGGCGTTGTGGGACGCTGAGGAGAAGACCGAGTACTTGGGTGCCCTTCTTGGTACAGACCCTGATCCGAAGTTCCCGATGCAGACAACTTCCGCGGTGAAGGCTGTTGACCCTGAGGCGCAGCAGCCGAGCGGTGGAGGTTCCGAGACAGGAGGTAATGGACGTGACAACACAGCTTGATCCGTGGGAGCTACATGCACCCGATGAGCATGTGCTCAGTAAGGACTGTTGGTGTGATCCCGTGGTCATTCCTGTGACAGGGGATGACTTTGAGTTGGGTTCAGCGTGTTCGCTTGACGGCGATGAATGCGAGGCATGTCAGTGATCGTCTTGGCTGCTGGCATCTCGCTTCTCGGCATCCTAGTGATGGTGGGAATCGGGATGCTGGCGGACCTTGACAACTAGCACACCATAATGTAGTATGTGGGTGCGAGATTGGTGTAATGGCAACACAACGGCTTCCAACCCCGTTGTCACGGGTTCGATTCCTGTATCTCGTGCTCAGAAGGAAGCGCTATGCAGAAGTGTCCACAGTGTAAGATGCGCAAGGTTGAGATGCGTACAGTGCGGGATGACAAGGGCAATGTGATCGAAGTCACAAGCTATTGTCAGAACTGCCAGAGTGTGGTACAATTGCATAAGCGCAACAAGAACAAGTGACATACGGTTTACATACTTTCCCGGCACAAGAAAAAGTATGTTGGTGTCCCTGTGGTGTAAGCGGTAGCACGTCAGACTCTCAATCTGGCGGTCGGGGTTCGAGCCCCCGTAGGGGTACGCAGAGCGTAAGTTCGTGGTAAACTGAGCCCATCAGGAACCATGTGGGTCTTGGCGTTTTGTGGTATCGTCGTCAGAAACAACCACATGGTCTTGGTCTGTTAGCTCAGCGGCAGAGCCCCACCTTGTCACGGTGGTGCGCGCGGGTTCGAGTCCCGTACAGATCGCTTTAACAAAAACAATGGGCTATGGTGTAAACGGCGAACATCTCTGACTGTTAATCAGGGGTTCTAGGTTCGAATCCTGGTGGCCCAGCTCGATAAAGGAGAATAATGGCTAAGCGTTACGGTATTGCTCGTCCGACCGTTGTATGGACAGTTCGTTGGGACGGTGACAATATCGTAGAGATCAAGGACGCGTTCGGTCCTGATATGGGGCCATATTTCTTCATTAACGAAGATAACAACAATCTATGTTACGGTAACACAATCGAAGACGCCAACCAATATCCTGTTGGTACACTTCTCACTCCGCTGGGTGGCATATACGCCATTAGCGATGCTGAGTGGGAGCGTGCATATCAGGAGATTGACAGCGACGGAGATGTGCGGTATGGTGTGACTGTGGATGTTGATGAGAGCTGAAAAGCTCGGTGATGCGCGGTGGTGTAATGGCAACACACAGGTCTCATAAGCCTGAAGCTGAGGGTTCGAGTCCCTTCTGCGCTACGTTGCGTGTAGCTTAGTGGTAAAGCGCTGGACTGTGACTCCGGTGACGCGGGTTCGATTCCCGTCATGCACCCCACGTGCCTTAGCTCATTTGGTTAGAGCGTCCGCCTGATAAGCGGGAGGTGCCAGGTTCAAAACCTGGAGGCACGACGTAACGAAACGGGGCTTAGCGTCTTTAGCTGGCCTTAATACACCTGGTTTTGGGTAACTGGGGGCCGTTGCGTTCATACTCGGTTAGCTCAGTGGAAGAGCACTTGGCCTACACCCAAGGTGCCGGGGGTTCAAATCCCTCACCGAGTACATGGAAAATCAGCACGAAAAGATCGACGGTTACCGTGACTTTGATCAGGGCACTGTCGACGTCATCAATGAGATTAAGTCCCTTGAGCGCCAGGTTGCAGAGTACTGGAAGGTGCTTGTGGGAGAAGACAATGCGGACAAGCGTGAGCTTGCTTTGGCGCGTACTCACTTTGAGGATGCGTTCATGCACTTCGTGAAGGCAGTTGCAAAGCCTGTCAGTCCGTGGTAAACTAAGCACAATGGGGATCTAGCTCATTTTGGTAGAGCACCTGCCTTGCAAGCAGGAGGTGACGGGTTCGAAACCCGTGTTCTCCACGTAAGTTGCCCGATATGGGAAGTTGCCTCCTTCAGGCAAGTTTCTGTTAGAGGCAACTTTTAACGGAGTGTGGGGCAGTTGGTAGCCTACTCGCCTTGGAAGCGAGATGTCGCTGGTTCGAGTCCAGCCATTCCGACACAATAGAAGGAACGCGCATGGATCTGAACACATACGCACG